CCCCCAATGACATTAGGACGAAAACCCTCACTACTACCAGCGGCCGACAAAGTATTCAGTCTTTCGCGAGCATTCTCGACCGCCCGTTCGACATCTATACCTACAGCCATCAAATCCCTCGCTGGATTGCTCAAGTAGTGCGATGTGTCTATATTGAAAGCGTCGGCTAGTTTTTGAGTGGCTGTTTCTATATCCTCGGAGCCATCCAGCACACTGGAGGCTATGTCGCTGGTCTCTTTTTTGATTTCACTTGATGTACCAGTCAGCATACCGATCAGGCCTAGGTCGTTTCGTGCCTGATTTAGGAGTGAAATCTTTTCTTGCGCCGACATAACCGAGTTGGCAACCCCGCCGATAGATTCCTTGAGTGCTTCAACTTCCTCCCCTGTGCCAGCCAGAGCGCGTATAGCAACGGCCGCCGATTGTGCGTGAGGCGCAATACCCTCGAAGAATGCAATAACAGGGGGCCCGTATTCAGTGGCAATAACCGAGAGTGATTTAACAAGCTCGCTAGCGGCCGGTAATAGGGCGGTGCCAATTTCGACACCTACATCACTTATTTGATCTTTTAGGCTTCTGAATTGGTTGCTAAATGAATCGGCCGTTCGTGCCGCGTCCCCCTGCGCGTCGGTGGTCCCCTTTAATAAAAGATTTATTCGCGCTTGGACCTTAGCCTGTTCGAGCATTGCGCCGGTGTACTTGTCCGCACCCATTGCGGCAAGTTCTGATTTTAGAGTGTTCTCATTGATGACCACACCAAAGGCCAATGCGTTCTCGTGAGAACCGATCAAGGTTCCTTGCAATCGTTGCATGGCCTCATCTACCGGCATGTCATTAAATGAGGATAAATCTATAGCAAGCTGGGATAATGTGAGACTCAGGTCGCCAGCTGCACCTTCTGCAAAGCCGAGGGGCTTTAGAATGTCAGCGGTGTCGGCGGTCATGCCTGCAATAGCATGACGCGAACGGCCGATAGCGTCTGCTAGATCGTCTACACGATCATTGACGCTGTCGGCCGTGGTTGAGAATACTGTCTGAAATTTACTTTCGGCTTCTTCGACTGAAGAGGCTAGACCGATGACGGCCGGCCCCATCGATGCCACCGCGCCCGCGATTGCCAAGGCTAAGCCACTTATAGCCATAGCCCCGACCGCGCCAAGAGTTTTAAGCGACTTGCCTAGAGTTGATGAAGATCGACGCAGGCCAAAAAACCCCTCTTCGGCCTTTTTGACCTCGGGGGCTCCTTTCCATATCGCATCAATTACCGCTCTTAGCGTTCTCGGATTCATCTCTAAGCCTTAGACCTTCCATATATATAGTGTACATTCCATGCGCTCGCTCTCGGAACTGTGCAAAATCCATGTCCGAATTGACGAACGTATGAGCGGCCGTGTAGAGGTTGTATAGAACCTCCATGCAGAGCAGTGTTTTGTTTGATTGATCCAGTAAGCCACCGGATATAGGCAAAGCCCCCCAAGATTTACAGCGGATCGCTAGGACCAACTCGCTCGGAGGTTCTTTGATGTTCCCCGCTCCAAATTCAAACGCTTGGAGCTTTAGCCGTTTGGGACCGTTGTCTCCGCTTTCCACCGCTCCTGAATAGCAGATCGGATAGCGACCGTGTATCGTGGTGGAATTTCGTCCATTGCTTCAGCGATGCGTTTGCGCCCTTTCACCGGTTCACCGTCAATCAACAATACCCCAGCATTTAGCGCACAACGCACAACGTGTGCACCACCGCGGCAAACACCCAATTGCGCCCACCGTGACACATCACTCGGACAATCTACAGACAGACGGCGTTCAAACTCTTCGCATTGCAATAGTGTCCATTCATCCTCGATCAACTCATATGGTGCATCGCCGTCATTCTCCAAAACGGCCGTTGCCGCCGAAAACGTATCGTCAATACTGCCGCTCAGTGCCAGCGCGTCATTCTTGGTCATGCCCGTCACTGCGTTTTTGGATTTTTTCGGCGGGAACGGTTCACCGTCTGCCAGCAGCATTCCGGCCGATGCTCCCGATTCAATCAGAAGCAATGCCCAGCGGATAGCTGTTAGCTGGCTGGGGGACTGGACATCTTTGGGCTTGTTTTTGGTGAGTTCGAATTCGAGCGATTCAAGTTGGGAAAGCTTCGGATTTTCAATAACTGTTTTGATCATTCTTTAATTCCTTTGTTCTTTGTGTTTTTAGTTTGTGATTTTTGTGGCGGTGCGGTCATCGCATTTGATACCGACTGTGATTGTAGCGTAGCCATTAACTGGAGGACTTAACTGCCGGCTGGTTACCGTCCCCTTGGTGCTGGTATATATGGATGTCCCCACAACGCCGGGGAATGGCTCGAAACTGACCGCTCCGGTTGCACCGTGAGCAAGCACGGTGTCGAATTGATCGTGCATACTTTCAGCATTGACCGCAATGTTGAGCGTGTATTGAGTATCCTCGTGTCCTGCTAAATGCTCTTTGTGACCGCTGTCGGCCGTGGTAACTGTAAATTCGTCACCGTCAAAATTTGCATCGGTCTTTTCAAGACCGGTGATCAATGTACCATCAAATGTGAACCGTTGATTTTTCCCTACAATTTTCATGATTACCTCGTTGCCGCGTCTGCGGTCACGTCTATATCTATTTGCGCATGATGACACAGTACGTCACCAAACATTCTCTCGTCTACATCTGCTCGGCTTACGCTAAAATCGTAGCCGACAGAGGATAGGTTTATGGAATTTCCGAAATGGTCCACAAGTGCGTCAACCACTTCGCTAAAAACAAGCTCCGATTCATCTTGATCGCTAATTGACTGCAGAACCGATACCTCAAATTTATAAATACGGTCGCTATTACTTACTGCTGTACGATTTGTTTCCAATCCACGGAATGCTATATCTGCCCCGAACACACGGTTTCGATTGTCTTTGAAACGCTTGATGTATTTGTTCCAATCAAGTGTCGTTTTCCTGTATTGATAAACACGCCCGATTTTTTGGTACACCAAATCTTGGTATATCGCTTGCCGAATGTCGCTAACTAGACCCATTTCCCCCTCGCTTGATTGCGTCTGGTATGATCTTAGACAGAATCTTTTTAATAGTCGGCGTTGCCGCCTTGAGACCTTCCTGGAACATAAATACACCCTTTGTGCCTCTCGCCTTGATCGCATTAGCAATCGCAAAAGCAACGCTGGAGGCTTCCGGTCCCGATACACCGAGCTTTCGCACAACCCAATATTCTATCGCTTCGACTGGAGGCATTGTTCCGGCCGGCCGACCAGCCTCAACGGCCCATGCGTATATCAGAGGTGAAAATCCGTAACCGATCACATGCCCCCGCTTGATTTTCGCCGGGGATAACTGCAGTGATTGAGCTAGATTACTTGTTGCCCCATGCGGAGTTCGCTTCTCGATTTCTCCTAAAGTAACCACCAAGCCTTTATTGACTGCGAACTTGGATTCCTCTAAGATAAAACCCTCAAGGTTTTCAAGGCCTTTGATCGCCTCGTCAAGACCTTCCCATTTGATGGTCGTTTTAGCCATGGAATAGCCGCCTACGGCCGGACAGACGCTTAGAGCTGGGCCATTCCACAAACTCACCACCAGCCCCCGATTTCACTGCCCCATTTGGAGACATCAGAGAGGTATTCATAATCTGCTCGTACCGCTTGAAATAGGTCTTTGCTGCCGTGTTGAAATTATGAAAACGCGAGCCATGATCTACACTATCGGCCGAAATGCTTGGGTCGCTTGTTCGTGCGTATCGATTAGCAACAACCTGACAAAACAATGAGGCGCACAATTGAGTAAGTGCTGACAACTCTGTTTGATTTAGGTCTATCTCGTCATCAGCATTGAATCGGTACGCACGCTTGTATGAAATACGAACCTTTTCGGTCGTTTTGGGGGATCGCCCACGCATCATCAAATATCGCTCGGAGCCGTCATGGTAATCAGTGTTGCGCTGATCTGTCGGCACGAATATCGGATACGCAGTCGGCATGTCCTGTGCAGGATATTCGACAGATATTATTGAGCTAACACCGTCCTCCCAACCATCCAGATCGGACAGGGGGAGATATGCAGAATCGCGGCCGTGCACAACTTCTGTGCACGTGCGGGGAAACCGCGCCGAATGCTGGCTGAATGCGTCATCAATAATGCCCCCTTGGTGGGGGGGGCTGATTTCGCTAGAGTCCACACCGGTAAGGGCTAGCACTTTTTGCGTTAGCTGTTCTCGCTTGTACAGAGTCATGGTTTATTCGGCCGTTGCAGATTCGGATTGCTTGGGGGTGCGCGGTTTACGTTTTTTCTGCTTCAATGATTTAAGGCCTTTGAGTGATAGCTTCTCATTTCTCAATCCTTTGCTACCACGGTCCACCAGTAAATAGACATCATCGGCCGAGAGACGTATATCTCTAATTGCGTCCGGCTTAATATTCAAGTGATCGGCGGCTTGTGTTTTGATTTCTTCGCTCATGTTTGGTGCAATACCCTCATGTGATCTCGGGGAAATAGATTGCATGAGGGTGTTTGTCTAAAATTAGGCTAATGCGCCTTTGTACAATCCTCGGAAATCCGAGACGGGGGCACAGTCCTGATCGCCCATTCGGTACGTCATCATGCGGACTTTGTATGCCAGCACATCGCGATTCATCATAGAATAGCTGTCCTCGCGACTTGTGTTGAACAGACTTGGTGTGCGACCGCCACGCGGGAAAATCAAATGAATCGATCCGATCCGATTGCGCGGTGCTACTAAGGCCCACATTGATGCGCTGTCCCAAGTTGGGACAACTTGAACATCAAATTGGCCGCGCCATGAGTTAACGGTCTGCAATTGACCACCTGAGACAGCGCCGCCACTTTGGGCTGGTACTAATTCAGAGTTGCGGAGCGACAAAGCCACGTTCTCCAACTCTTGCGACACAAGAAGGTGAGAGAATGGGATGCTTAAGCGTTCGCCCTCGCCGTTTGGCATGTCGGTTTGTACCATCATTGCGGTGCGTCCGGCCGTTAGCGAGTTGTAGTCCAATGCAGCGGCGGCCGCGTTAGCATGTCCACCAGCAACGGTGACCGCGTTCGTGTTGAAAAGGTTACCAGTGGTGCCCATAACAGGACCTGCGCCATTGTTTAGGGTGAATACGCGAGAAACCAAACGGCTGATTGTGTTGTACCAAGCGTTCGACATCCGCATCGGGATTCGACGGAAATAGTTCACTTTGTCAGACATTAAGTCCTCGATAGATATTTCCAACAATTCCCCACGTTTTACGTGCTTAGCGACTTCTTCATCGTCACTCACATCGATCGTTTTGTATTGTGCACCCTTTTGAACCTCGCGGAGCTCGTTCATACCGTACTCGCGAATGAGTGTAAAGTCGTCAATGTTGTTTGTTTCGTGAATGGTCACAAATGGTTCGTACCAGCGTTGCCGAACGCTGTAATCATTGGCGACGGCTAGATTTAGCGTGTCTTTGAAAACGCTGGACAATCCTGATGTACCAAGAGCCTCGTAAGCACGGGGGTCAATCATCGGATTACCGCCGAGGATGTCACGAATGATATAACCTACACCTTCGCTAGAGTGACGGCCGAAGTCTGGCTTCCCAGCACGGACCCATGATTCCATTGCGCTGAATTCGTGCATACGCAATGCAACATCGTCTTTGGCTCGGTTCGCTTCATCAAACATATTGTTTGCATGTTCGACGGCCGAGTTAAACTTGTTCGACCCCATGAGTTTGTAGGCAAGAACTAACGCTTGCTTATCTTCGGCCGCAAAGGAGACTTGTACCCCGCTGTTGCCGCGTGGTGTGTTCGCACCTTCCATCGCTCCGCTTTGATCGCCTTGCGCCGAGATTGAAACGAGCATATCGGTGAATTTTTCGATTTGTTCGACTGCTGGTGCTTGGCCCTTGAAGTGGTCCTTCACGGCCGTGACAATAGGTGCAGGCAAATTCGACCGTCCTGCCAAATAATTGCTTACACCTTCTTGTGCTACCTGCAATTCACGCTCTTGACGCATGGTGGCTAAGTTGCCCTCCATCGCCTCGAACCGGCTGCTGAATTGTTCATTTTGCTGCTGAATGGCCGCGAGGATGCTTTCTAATGCAACCCCGTTTGATTCATTTGTTGAATCTTCGGCCGGTGCCACATCTGCGGCTGAAATGTTGTCTGGCATTACAGTTTCTCCATGTTCGGGAGCCGCTTGTTGGCTCTCTAAAATTTGTATTATTCGGCCGCCTGCCGCTGGGTGGGAGACGACATCTAAAGAATTTACATATCCGATTTTCACCGCGACTTGCTGTTCTACACCCTGAACGGTGCGATAAACCCACTTCGCAAGTGCGTTGATTGAAAAATTGATTCGGTCTAATAGATTTACTTCTTTTGCGTTTGATAGCTTTGTGCGGAAACCCTCATCTGCGACCGCGAAATCTCCCTCTAGTGTTAGCTTGTCGCTATTCCACACAATCCCACGCAAGGCCCCTAGCCACTCTTTTGTTACGGACCGTTGCCGATTCCTGAGTATGTTTTCTGCGACAGTTTCGTCCTTCTCTTCTTTTGGGTGATTGTCGTAAACACTCTTTGCTTCAAAAAGTGCGGCCGCCGCCTCTAGTGCTTCGGTATCATAGAGGCGATTATTTAATGACTTAATGTAGGTCCGGCCGTTATCCACAATGACATTACTGCGGTCATCCTCTGCGCCAATTAGCACAAGTCGGACCACACGGCCGGTATATTTTTTTATTCTCGCTTCTAATGCGACTTCTAATTCTTCGGTGCTCATTAATCGAAAAATCCCTCACCCATCAGAGATGGGCTATACATCCTAGATCGACATCGGCAAAAAACCGTATTCTTGGCCGACCCCGCTGGGTCTAGCGGGTACATAAGTTTTTCCCCGCCCACATCGAAAGCCTTATCAATGTGCCGCTTCTGCCTATTGGCTAAACGGTGAGCAGGCCTCTCTCGGCCATCCACATTCGCCAGCCAAACCTTCATCAAGTCTGGTATCTGATCATTCATCGCCTTTGCCTGCATCTGGTTCGTCAATGAATAAATACGACTAACCTCGGTTCTGGTGATCCGCTCAAGCTGGAAAGCTGCGCCGGTCACTTTCCCTTTTCGGACAGACCGGCCGTCACCTCCCAAAATCTTAATAATTCCTTTGCGAAGTTCAAAGGTTCTGGTTTCTCCAGCTGCGCCAAAAGCCAAGGTTTTTATGAATCTTTCGACCTTGCGCTGAGTGTCGCCACTAATGGTACTGATTAGGTCGGCCGTGTATTCTGCTGAGGCCTGAAGTTGTGTAGGAAATGAAACGGGGACGAAGTCTAGGTTGAATAGGTCGGCTATTATTTCTCCCTCGGCCGTGCCTAGTTCGCCAAAATCCTCCATGATCCGGCCGATAGCTGTTGCAATATCGTCGAAATGACTGTCTATCATCGCATTGATAGATTGCAAGCTCTGATTTAACAGCCTGCGGTCAATGTCACCGACTGTTAAATCTGCGAGCTCGCCAAGAATTTGACGACGCAACGCTGTCGCCTCGCGGTATATGGTTTTAAGTGCCTCGGTCTCTAAACGGTTGTATGTCCGCTCTATTCGCTTAATCTTTGCCCGATACTTTATACGGATCGCTGAATCCATTACGTTTCTCCCCGCCGTCCTCGTCTGGATTGTATTTTACCCCTGCCTCATTCATGGCTTTGGCGAACATTTGACGAGCGATCTTTTCGTTGATTAGGCCGTCGTCCTCTGCGTTGCCAATAGCGGCAATAAGTGGTCCAAAATAGGTGACAATGTCAGCCATACCGACCGGCCGTACCTCTGGTAGATTGACCGACACCTTCGGCCGATCCTCCGTTTTTGTCACAACAGACTGATCAATAGCAAATTGGGCCATTTTTTGTATAAGAGATTTCACATTCCCTTGATCATGCTCGAGGGTGCGGTATGTTGGTTCCCCCTGTGCCTTGGCCGTGGCTAGGTTGGCCTCCCCGCCGAAACCGTACCAATGCACAGGCATCGCCACACCGCCGAGAATCATACCGAGCAAGGTCATAAAGGTCTCAATTGTTCCGCTTTGCTTGAGGTCCGGCTGCATGACCTTCCATGTTTCAGCGGCCGAGTGGACGTTAATTGCTCGGCTTGCGGTCGGCCGTGTTGCGGCGATTTGCTTCGTGCGTTTCTTTATCTCATTCTCGTCGGCCCCTTCTATCGACACATCGTAGGAGTAGTGCTTCGCTATATCCTCGCGGTCGGCAAGGCTCATTAACACATCGTCGGCCGCCTCAATCCAATCCACCAAAGGTAGCAAATCGCTCATACCTCGGTCGCTATTTGTGAATCCGTTCTCCTTGTGATAAAAGCAATTACCAGCAAATTTAGAACTGGTCACCCCGCATTCTTTAGCTGCCGCGATCAATGCGTCCGGCACAATCCCTGCTTTCTCGGCCTGCTCCCAGCTAACCAAGCGCCCTTTTAGGTATTGTGGCACATCTTTCATGATGCCGCCTACCTTTACCTGCTTTATTTTGCGCACGTGCCAATAGAGGCTTTTCTCTGAGCTGTCTGGTGCAATCACAACGACACCTAAGCAGGACCGCGAGTTGTCAGGGTCGTAAATCGGCCGGTATATACGCTCCGGGTCAATATATCCATAGCGGACAAGGCCATCGCTCTTGTGTCGCACATGTGCAGGAATAAGCTGTTCGCCTAGTGCGCAGGCTTGCAAAGCAATCTCTCGCAAGAATCGGAACGATAGGCCTTCCTCATCATCATCGACCAAATCGTCGATAATGTCTTGATATTTATCTCCCTCGGCCGTGATCGCAATGTTGCCACCTATGATGAAATCCCGCTTCATTGTCAGCGTTCTTTTTGCCACTGGTGATGATTGCCAGAGCTTCCACGCAATCTCAAACATTTCATTTGGCAAAACTTCTGGTTGACGGCCGTGCGAGCTATACCGGTCCGTTTGGGAGTTGTATCCGGTGCCATAATTGCCGGAAATCGGCTCGTCGTTACCTTGCGCGTCTGTATAGCCGTCATAGTATGCGCTTTCGCGAGCCGTCGAGATTTCACTCATCAACTCACCTCGCAAAGAGTCTATATTTTTGTTCATTTTCGTCAGCGTGGTCAGTCCTACGCTTTCAAGCCAAGTGCTCATCGTACTCTTCTCCTGCGACCACGGCCGCGACCGATGACCGGTTCGGGGTGTACAACCTCGCTATAACCGCCTCCGGTGTCATAATTTGCTAATAAGATCGCGTCTCCAACATCGGGAGAACGGCCGATCCTCTTCTTTACATCGTCTTTAGATTCCGCTTTGACTTTGCCACCAGCCATCGGCTGATAGCGGACACTGCACAAATCCGCTATTACTTCTTTCCCCGGTGGCAATGCCAGCCCGACCCCGTGATCGGGGTCCAATGCATCGCGCATGCGCCAAAGTAATTCGGTACGCAAATTGAACATTCTTAATTTACCGCTCCGGTCTGTGTACGTGCTAGTATGCGATACATTGATCGCCTTTGATTTGTATCCAAGCCCTTTTAATGCGTCATGACTAGCCGATCCGTAACCGATCACGTCTGTATTGATGTATTCTGGATCGTGGTTGTTGCGGTGAACGAAGTCCGCCGCCGCTGGCCCATCCGGCGTACTGAATCCGGTCGTGATTTGCAGATTGCCGATATACACCCCCCAGCGCTCTACAAAAACCGTATTATCTTTACCACCTCGGGCCACGTCATGACCGGCGGCATCGGGGCGGCCGGCCGGTCGCTCCATCTCAAGCCAACGTTTTTGTGCTGCTCTTACCCACGCCGTGGGAATAATTTGGTATGGATCGGGTTGCTGAACAGATGAGAAATCACCAGTCAGAAGGGCAGTACGCATCGGCTCCGGCATTGAATTTACAACGCGCAAATACTCGCCATCTGCATAAAGATGAGGGTTGTTTTTGAGTCGTGCGGGGATGAATGTGCGGGACTTTGCGGGGATTGTTTCAATCTCTGTACGGCCGTCTACCTCAATTCTCACCTCTACCTCAATCGGTTCGCTGCTCCAAATCAAATTGTCTTTTTCGTCTCGATAGTACCAGCGCAATTCCCCAGGTTCGGCAGGGTCGGGGAAATCGGGATCAAGCCAAGGGGCCCAAGCCTCGATAACCCAAGCGCCGTCGCTATCCA